CATAAACTTAGTTCTTGTAGCTGTCTTATTAGGACCATCTGTACGTTGATTAAACCAAGTCATTACATTTCTCCTTGAGTGTTCTGAGGTAGTTTAAGTGTTTCACTACGAGGTTGACCACCAAAACCAGAACCTGAACCACGATTAGACTCAGCTACCATTTGATTTTGCTGAGGATTCTGTTGAAGCATCTGAGCATTCTGCTCTAAGACTTCTACAATATCTGGAGCATACTTAGTCTTCATAGACTTCATGCTCAATGCTGCCATCTTGAAGAAACCAGCAGGATTTACTTGCATAGTCATTTGACCGATAGCACCAGACATGAATGTTTCGAGCAACAACTGAGCTTTTTCATCTTCATCGTTGTAAGCTGAAGATTCCATGTCAATTTCAAATTCTGTGAACGTGAAATCGCTCTCAGCCTCTGCTACTGGACCTAATATAATATTGCCTTGTTCATCCTCTAAGAAATCATCTGGATTCGCAGGGTTAACTTCAGGCATTAATACAGGCACCATTACCGGTTGTCCATCCGGACCAATTTGACCTGACCACTCAGTGATAGGTTTATTTAGTTCAACCCAACGGTTACCTACTACTTCATCAGAGATACGCAAGAATTGATGAGCGTTGTAGTATTGTTGAGCTAATTTAGCTATATCGTGAGCTAAAAGTTCATAGAAAGACTCAATACGAGCTGTAATGTAGCGTAAAGACATGATAGTAGCATTTTGTTGCAACTTAACTTTACGACCAGAATCTGAAGCATATGCCATACCTAAGAAGCTGTCATTAATACCCATAACTTTTTGTACACGCTCAAGAGCTTTATCTATGATAAAATATTGGTCTTGGATTTCTCGTGTAAGTTGCTCAATCTTAATCTTACCTAATTTGAGAACAGGTATAACACCACTGACACGGTTGTAAGCATCTTCAAACTCGACCATGTCTTCAACGCCACCTTTTTCAACTAATACTTTGTCAGAGTTAACCATTAGTTGAATCTTAATTACAGCTTGGTTGATAGCATGTTGAGAAGCGACTACTTCTCTGAACATACCGTAGTACTCACACTTGTCTGAAGTATGTAGACGTTCTACTCGGTAAGGCCAACGAACTTCTTTATACGTGATTTTCTCTTTCTTTAAGATTGTGTCTTGAGACCAATAGATAGACCAACGGTCACCATTATCGTCTTCCATAACTGTATGGACGATTAAGTAGTTGTTGTAGACTTTGTACTTACCTTCAAAACGCTTACCAAACAAATACTCGAAATCTGCTTCTTTAACATTAAGATGGTTATAATACTCATCTAATTTTTTAGTTGCATTTTTACCAAAAAGAGCGTTAACTGTGCTTTCTGACAACCACTTGAAGCGATGTAAGAATGTAGCATCTGAGTAATCATCTTCACGACTAGCAGGGTCTAAGACAATCTCAGAATCAGGTACATGACTAGCAACAATCTTGTTGATAGGACGACCAAACTCATCTCGTCGACCAGAATCAACAACATCGATGTAACTAACTAATAGACCTGAAATCATACCACTTAGTTTAATCTTGTCTCCTTCTACAGACTTGAAGCGGTTGTTCTTGAACGTATGGTCTACTACATCATTCAAGATTGCTGCTGTTGTAACATCACGATAGTTAACTGGATTCACTACAGCTGTATTAACAACAGTTGAGTAGTACCCAACTAACATACGAGCAAACATCTTAACAATGTTGAAAGTTTCAGCAGGTTGGCCACGGTTAGCTAAGAGGTCTAGCTGGTCTTGAGTAAAGTGACGGTTATGGTACAAGTTCCATACTTCGTCAGCTTCATTACGAGAATCCTCATAAGCTTCATAACCATACTTAAACGTGTCTTGTAGGTCTTTAATATCGGCTTTCATTATTGACCTCCAAAGATTTCATCTAATGGTCTACGTTGACCTGGTTCTGTTTTACTATCTTGAGGAATAGGGTTGACCTTAATACCGCTACCTTCGACTGCTTCAACGCCTTCCACTGGTTTACCTGCTACAATGCGATTGATAATATCGATACGGTCTTGAATAGCGTTAGTGATGTCATCTAGTTCATCTAAGCTTACACCAAATCGAGCTTTAGCTACGTAAGGGTCATTCAAGTCTGCCATAGCTTGCATATCGTCACGAATGACTGACAGCTGTGTTTTTAGAGATGCAAGAACAGGACCTGTTTGTTGCTTAAGACTACCTACTACGGAGTTAAACGCTGCGTAGTCTGCTGACGATACTTGACTACCAAATAGAGCATTACGAGAGATTGCACGAAATGCTTCATAAGCTGTAGTAGCATCTTTACCTTGAACATTGTCAGATACATAGCTCTTAAGAGAACGAAGAACAGAGTCAATAGGACCTGTTTGTTCTGCTGTTAGACCTTCACCTGCTGTTCGTGCTACTGTCATTAGCTTACGAATAGAGCGAGCGTTCTTCTTGTCTTCATTAGACAGCTTTAAATCACCAACTTGCTCAATACGGTTTACATACTGAGCCATCTCAGCGATTTGTTTGCTATCTAAGTTAGAGATGTCAGCTGTTAAGAAATCACCGCCGAATGTTTCATCTAACTTAGTTTTAGCGTCTTCAGAGTACTCTATGTTCTTAATCTTAGATGTACGTTCATCACGACCAGTTTCACGATAAGCAGCTAAAGCTTCTGTACGTGTTGCTTCAGGATTGTTAGCTAAGTAATCTTCAATGTACGCTGCTTCATTAGTTAAGCGACCACCACCTGATGTTAGGTTCTTAGCTTCAACTAAAGAATCACGGTAAGTCATATCTGGGTTGTTCTTACGTAATTCTTCTGCTACACGCTCAATAGTAGAACCAGCACGACCGCTAGAGGCAGCTGGTTTTTCTCTGAGCATACGATATACTTCATCACGAGGTAACTCTAGAGACTCTGCTAACTCACCAACAATAGCGTCATCTTGTTTGATATCTTCAAGATTAGCACCTTGACGTAAACGAGCAATTAGTTGGAAGTTTGTAGCTAACTCTTTTTGCTGTTCATTAGTAACATACTGGTTATAACCCGTAACAGCGTACATGCGATTCATATCAATAAGAGTTTGTTCACCATCAGGACGTGTACCAATAGTGTACATACGAGATAGCTTAGGGTCTGAGAAGAAACCTTCTAAGTCCTTAATACCTTGTTGACGAAGCATCTTCTCTACTTCAGGAGTACGAGTCAAGTTATCTAATCGTACCATACCTGCAGTCACATTAGCTGCAACTGGGTTAGTCTTTGAGACTTTCAGCCAGTTATTCAAATGGCGAGAATCACCATCAACATCGTACATCTTAAATGCGTCAAATGTTTGCTGCTTAGCTAAATTTGCATTTGTCTGATAAGTCTCAGCTTCTAAGCGAGACAACTCATTACTTCTCTGCGCTTGTCTTACAGGAGCGTTAGCTTCATACTCAGCTAATTGCATTTCAGACATCTTAGCTCTATTCTTAGCTTCTTCACGTCGAGCTTCACGCTCTGGTCGAGCTCTGTCATACTCGACAACGTTACTAACAGCTTGAGAAGCGCTTTTACCTACGTAAGCACCTAAAAGATTTGCCATTCTTACTTCTCCTTACTAGCGAAATAGTCACTTAGACCAGTGCCTATAGTTTCAACAGTACTACCTATAGCTTCACCAGCTGCTTTAGATGACTCTGCAGCGATTTGCTGAGAAACATTAGAACGACGAGCTAACGCTGTAGAAACACTAGAAGAAGGGTCACTACCCATGCCAATCTGTAAGAATCGAGATTGTTCTTCTGCTGCCATAGCTGGAGCAGTTCTGCGAATGTCTGCTTTAGCTTCAGCTTCTTGGATAGCTATGTCTTTCTCTAAAGACAGAGCTAGACCACTGTCTTCGATACCTCGTTGAGCTAGGCTTCGTTCTAAGTCAGTTCGAATAACTTCGTACTCACCTTCAATAGCTTCTAGACCTATTGCTTCATAGTACTCAGGAGTGATATTACCATAGTAAGCAGATAAGTTGTCTTGAATTGGACCGTAAACTGCCATCCAATCATTATACTGAGCTTGTGCAAAAGCTAACTCATTCTGAGCATCTTTAGAAGCTCGCTTAGAAGCTTTGCTAGCAGAACGTGAACTAACTGCTGAACTTACTACTGACGCACCTACTACTGCTGCTGCTGCCCAAGACATAGGACCTCCTTAAGTCTAGGGTCATCTTCGCTTTCAGCAATGATGGCCTTACGAACTGCTTCTGGTTCTGTTTCATCGGTAGCACTTACTGTTACCCAAGTAGTATCTGTAATAGCATAACCAGCACGTTTAGTGCCAGCAGCAGATACAACTATTTGAGGTGCTGTAAGGGTTTTAACACCGTTATCAGTAGTCACTCGGATAGTACCCTTCATAAGAAAGTTAATCTGTCCTTTTAGATGTGCATGACCAACTAATACTGTGTCGGCGGGGATATTAAGTTTTCGAGCATACAAGCCATCAGAGAAGAAATGCTCAACGTCACCATCACCATTATCAGCTTCTGGCATTGACTTTAAGTGTTTTTCTAGTCTGATAACAGCTTCACGGTCGTACTCATTATCCATAAAAGGAATCAAGGGTGTGTTAGTCGAAACTACTTCACCTTGAATCTTATAGGTAAAAGTTAAACTCATTTTTGCTCCTGTTTAAGCTGTTTAAGCTCTTCAGACAGAGAAGCGTTTTGCTCCTCTGCTTTTTGTAACCGCTGAACAAGCTCAGATAAGAAGCGTTTTAGTGCGATTTCATCACTTAAGTCTGAAGGCACTTGTATTGCTTTACTCATCGTTTTTGTTGTCCTATAGCAGTGTATTCAATTTCATAGACTTCACCTGTACCTTCAATTTCAAACTGTATGTAGTTACCACGTTGAAGTTCTGCAGGTACTAAGATAACGTTGTTGTCTTCTTCAGTAAACTCTTT